AGAGGTTTTGGATGCACAACCATTTGTTCCATTGACAGATGATGATGAGTTCCATGCAAACGATGATGAACCATTGGGTGAAGATGAGATTCGTGCTGCGGTAACGAATGGACAGATACGTCCATCGTCTATGTCGGATTATTCATTCAATGCATTAGAAGGAAGTTACACATTGCAGAATGCTACTAGGGGTGTTATCGCACAACCTAGAATTCCTCAAGATGATAGGGGTGACCATACAACTTCGGACAACCCATACATCTCTGAACCAGAAGCAGGAAACACTTCTGTATCACCAAACCCAACTGACCCATCTAACTATAACCCAGATGGAACATTCATTGGTGGTATCAACTATCGTCTACAGGTTTCACCTAACTTCAAGTTGCGTGATATCTCAAGTAGTGCGGTGGTTACTAAGAATCGTATTGTCCACAATCAACATGGACTTACGGAACAACAGATTATCGACAACCTATCACTTCTTGCAAACAATGTTCTTGAACCAATCAAGGCACAGTATCCTAGTATGTTTGTCACTTCGGCATTCAGAAGAGGTAACGGAAGAAGTCAACACGAAAGAGGACAGGCTGCTGATATGCAATTCAGTGGTGTCGCAAAATCTGATTACTTGGATATTGCAACTTGGATTCGTGAGAACGTTCCTCATGACCAATTGATTCTAGAATTTAAGAATACAGGAACAGGACTTCCTTGGATTCATATCTCATGTAAAGAGTCGGGCAACCGTGACATGATATTCACTATGTGGAATCATGGAAGATATGGAGACATGGGTAGGTTCTATCAACTTGCATAGGAGAGAGTATGCCTGCGGTATCAAGAGTTGGTGACAGTTTATCTACTGGACATGCTTGCACTGGTTCAACAACTATCGCAAGTTCAAACACAGATGGAACTGTAAAAGCAAATGGGATTAATATAATTGTGGTGGGAGCTCCAACAGTATCCCATCCCTTTCCTCCAGCACCCCCATGTGCTCCCCATGTTGCAAACCTAAATGCTGGTTCTTCTACAGTATCCATTAATGGAATTGCTGTAGGGAGAGTCGGTGACAGTGCAGATGCTGGAGCAATGACTTCGGGTTCTGGTGACGTAACAGTCGGGTAATCTGTATAAATAGTTCTAGGAGAATATAAATGGCAGTTAATCCCACAGCATTCTACGATGCATCTGGAACAAACAATTCAAGTAGAAGTTCTAAAGTATATAAGGACTTCAACCTGTCTTTTGCTCGTCACCCTGTAACTGGTGACATTGCAACTTTGTCTGATGCAGAAGCAGTAAAGAGAAGTGTTCGTAATTTGGTGAACACTAACTTTGGGGAACGTCCATTCCATCCAGAGATTGGTTCTGATATTCGTGCTGCATTGTTTGAACCCATCTCACCTATTGTCGCAAACTTGTTGACTAGACATGTAGAGGATGTAATTAATAACTTTGAACCAAGAGCAGAACTATCAAACGTAACTTGTTCTGGTAACATCGACAACGGTGTGTATGAGGTATCAATTGAATTTTATATTGTAAACGCAGAAGAACCACTACAAACAGTGGATATGTTTTTAGAGAGACTAAGATAAGATGGCAACAAAATTACAAGTCACAGAGTTGGACTTTGATGATATCAAGAACAACTTAAAAACCTACATGAAGAACCAAGAGGAGTTCAAGGATTATAACTTTGAAGGTTCTGCACTATCTACACTTGTAGATTTACTTTCATACAATACTCACTATCTTGCTATGAATGCAAATCTTGCTGTGAACGAATCATTCCTAGACACTGCTACTCTACGTTCTTCTGTTGTCTCTCATGCAAAGACTCTAGGTTACACTCCTCGTTCTGCAAGAGCTCCTATCGCATATCTAGATGTTACTGTTAATGTCAATGCTGCAAACGTTCCTTCTGTAACAATGGCAAAGGGAACTAAGTTTTCTACACAGATGGACGGAACGACATATAGTTTTACAACAAATCAGGCATTGACAACAACACCATCTAATGGTATACTAAGATTTAGTAACGTCCCTGTCTATGAGGGAAGTCTTGTCACAACTAAGTATACGGTTGACACTGCAAACCCAGATAAGAAGTATCTTCTTACTAGTGACAGAGCAGACACAACCACACTCAAGGTTTCGGTGCAGACTTCTGTTGCTGATGCAACAGTAGAAACATATTCTCTTGCAACAGATATCACACAAGTAAACGCAACAAGTAAATCATTCTTCTTGCAAGAATCAGATGACGGTAAGTTTGAAGTTTACTTTGGTGACGGAGTGGTTGGTGCAAAACCAGTTGATGGTAATATTGTTATTCTAGAATATGTGGTTACCAACAAAGGTAAAGCAAATGGCGCAAACAGTTTCAGTGGGACTACGGTTGGTGGATACTCTGATATTGTAATTGCAACTCTTGTTGCTGCACAGGGTGGTGCAGAACCAGAAACCATTCAGTCAATTAAATACAATGCACCTTTGGACTTTGCATCTCAAGGCCGTGCGGTAACTACAGATGACTATAAACTTCTTGTTCCTCAAGTTTATGCAGATACTAAGTCTACTCAGATTTGGGGTGGAGAAGATAATGACCCGCCAGTTTATGGACAGGTTTATATTTCACTACAAACAAACTCTGGTATTACTCTAACTCAAGCTCAAAAGGATACGATTGCTCGTTCCCTTGATAGATACAATGTTGCTTCTGTTCGTCCTATCTTTGTTGACCCTCAGACTTTGAAACTTAGATTGACAACAAACTTTAAATTCAACTCTAACGTAACCACAAAGTCGGTAGGAGATTTGGAAGCACTAGTTAGAACAACCATGACAAACTACTCTAACTCTGACTTGGAGAAGTTTGATGGTGTCTTTAGATTTTCAAAACTTTCTAAATTGATTGATGATACTGACCCATCCATTCTTTCAAACATTACTACACTCAAGATTCAAAAATCATTGACTGCAACACTGAACACTGCAACCAAATATGTAATCAACTTTGCTAATGCATTATATCATCCACATGCTGGACACAATGCAATGATGGGTGGTATTACAGAATCTACTGGATTTACAATTGTAGGAAATTCCAATACCATGTTCCTAAACGATAATGGTAATGGAGTTCTTAGAATGTATTACTTGGTTGGTGGAACTACAAGAACATATGTAGATGAGAATGTTGGAACGATTGATTATAATACAGGAACGGTTACACTTAACTCATTGAATGTTGCATCAACCGTAAATTCAAATAATACAATTGATATTATTCTACTCCCCAAATCAAATGATGTGGTTGCGGTTCGTAACCAACTGCTAGAGATTGATTTGGCGAACACAACAATTACTGGTGGGGTTGATACAATTACTTCGGGTGGTTCATCTGCTGGAACAAACTATACAACATCTTCATCATCTTATTAAGGTAACAATTAATGGCAGACACACTAAAGAATAAGGTCTCTCCCCATATTCAAACTCAACTGCCTGAGTTTGTTCAGTCAGACCATCCACTCTTCTCTCTGTTTCTCAAGTATTACTATGAGTTTCTGGAAGCGGGTGAGCTTGTCTTGTCTGGTTCAAATGATTATGTTATTGAAGAGACCCTTACTACAAATTATATTCTAAGTGAAGATGATGAGAAGGTTGTTCTTGAATCATCTGCTGGAAAGTTTGTTGCTGGAGAAAATGTTGTTGGACAAACAACAGGATTCTCTGCTCGTGTTCTGGTTGATGACTTTGATGACAACAACAGACTCTTTGTTACCTCTCAACAAAAGTTTCAAACTGGTGAGACAATTGTAGGACAAACCTCTGGTGCAACATCTACAGTTGTATCCTATCGTGGCAATCCTGTTCAAAACATTCAACAACTTCTACAGTTTGCTGATGTAGATAATACTGTCTATGAATTCCTTGATAAGTTTAGAGATGCCTTTATGGACTCTCTTCCTAATACTCTTGCAGACGGACTGTCTAAAAGAAAACTTCTCAAGAACATTAAGGACATGTATGCCGCAAAGGGAACGGAGAACGGACACAAACTATTCTTCAGAATTCTCTTTGATGAAGAAGCAACGATTATCTATCCTCGTGATAATATGCTTCGTGTGTCTGATGGTCAGTGGTCAACAGATAAAGTTATTCGTATTACAGAGGATGGAACTTCTGACTTCAATAATGCAGTTGGACAATTAGTTACTGGAGAAACCTCTGGTGCTAGTGCTCTTATTGCAACAGTCATTAAGTTCAGAGAAGGTGCAACTCAGATTGCAGAATTGAATCTAGATGCAAACTCTGTGTCTGGAACATTCGCTGCTGGGGAAACTGTTACTGCAACGGATACTAATCTTGATTTAGAAATCTCTGGTGTAGTTAAAAGTATTGTTACAGAAGCAACAGTTACAACTGGTGGGTCATACTATACTTTCAATGACCCTGTTTATCTTTCTTCTGGCGGTGGTAGTGCTGCAACAGCTCGTGTAGAAACTATATCTACTGGTTCGATTGATGATATTATGATTGATAATGGTGGTAGTGGATATACTGTTGGTGACCAACTTGACTTTGATGTTACTGACACTGAAGGTAAAGATGTAGTTGCAAGAGTTGCTGTTGTTGGTGGTTCATTCCTTTTAGAACCTCTTACATCTCCAGACCAAATTATTACAGAAGATGGTGATGCACTTGTTACTGAAGATACTCAGTATATAACAAAAGAACAAACCGTTGGTGAACTTGACAATCTTCTTTTAGAGAATGGTGATACTATTATTCTTGAAGAAGAAACCTTCAATGACTTAGGACTGTCTTCTGAAATTGGTGAGATTACAAAAATCAAGATGGTCAACAAAGGGAATGGTTTCACTTCTCTTCCAACTGTAACAATGGCTGCTGGTGCTTCTGGAACTGGTGCAACTCTTCATGCTGCATCTACTCAGTCTCCAATGATTGGTGCGGTCACTGGTATTGCGATTACAAACTTTGGTTTGAATTATTCCTCTGCTCCTACAATCACACTCAATAGAAATATATTAGTCAGAGGAGTTACTGGAGTATTTACTGCTGGTGATACTTTGACAAGTCATACTGGAACAGTCGTAAACTATAATCCACAAACACAAATTCTAGAACTACAATCTTCGGTTACCTTCAATAGAGATGATGTGATAACAAGTATCACTGGTGCAACTGCAACTGTCTTCCAATCAGATTATGCAGAAGCAACTTCTTCTGTTGGTATCGTTGGACAGACTGTAGGAAGTTTTGTTACTGATAGAGGTAAAGTTTCTGAAAATGGAATGCGTATTCAAGACTCATTCTATTATCAAGATTACTCATACGTTGTTCGTATTGGAGAATCAATTAACCAGTGGAGAGAATCGGTAAGACGTTCTGTTCACCCTGCTGGTTGGAACGTATTTGGTGAGGTGTCTTTTGCAACTCAAGTGAATGCATCTATTCAAGTCCCTGCTGCTGGTTCGGTTAGTGGGTTCACTGGTGACACTGAAACATTCTCTCCAGAACTTGCATCTACATTCACTAACCTGTTCACTACTATCTTTGGTAGACGTATCGGAACGACAACCGATTCAACACCAAGAGTAAGTGCTAACGTTGGTGTTGCACAACCAAGTGACTTGACAAGTGGACAAAGAGATGTTACATTAACATCTGAAGTCTTTGTAAGAATGAAGACTGCAAGAGGGTCTCATACCTCAGGCCCAACTTTGGATAATCTTGCAAAGTATGCCTTCGCAGTTCATCCTACCACAACCTCAGAGTTTATTGCAAACTATCCAGACCCAGCCTCTCGTAGACAAACCACAGGGGATAACTTCTCTCGTGACCAGTATACGATTGGCCAATGGGGGACATATAGAATTAATCAATTATCAGAACCA